ATCTGTTATTTCAAAAAGACAGATAAGATCAAACAACGAGGAAACCACTATAACCCTAACGAGAAACGAGTGAAAACCGACCGACGACAGCTACGAATGAAAGGATTTAGAGAACGATCCTTTGATGAATGTGAATCTGATTGTGAAGACGAGGATAAAGAATTTGAAGTAGATTCTAAACTATATTTCAAATTAGGACCAAGAAAGACAGCTGGTTCATTCTACGATTCGAATTGGATAGAGACTCTGTGCACAGATCAAGATAGCTCAGAGAGAGCAATGACGTATGAGATCACAGTTGGAAAGAATACACATATTGTTGTGTCTGCTGAAGAAACTGATGATTTTAAGGTTGAGAAGAACAAATTTGTGTCCGCTACTCGAAAGAAGCACGACTGGAATGCCTACGCGGCAGAGCTCATTTTTGAGACAGTTGGAACAATAGACGAGAATGTGGATCAATTTGAAAAATGGATCAACCAATATAAGTCATTAAACGTGGCAGACTGGCAAGGAGAAGTTGCCATAAAGAAGAGAAAAGACATATACTGCATTAGGTATAATTTGTTAGCCCTAAACTCAATCATTCAAGGGAAAATACAAGGATACACTAAGAAGGTATTGTCTAACCTGAAAACAATTGGCGAACGAACATCGGGAATTAAAGAATCAAAGAATATTGATGTTAAAACGTTATTCGATGACAACATTGAACAACATGGAGTTGAAAATTCAGTAACTGTTTTAGAATCAATAAAAAATAATCATTTGGTTTTTATTTCACGCGTTAAATACGGACAATTCGACGATCTTAATAACTTTGGGTATAGTACACATGGTTTAGGTCATAAAGATCTAATCATTTTCAATGCCCACAGTATGAGAGAACGAGAAATTATCCGTTTTTGGCGAATCGAACGACCAAAGACCGGAGATCGTTACAGTTTGGCTGTAATTATCGCATGCGACTACACAAGAGACGTCGCGATGGCCCGAATCTTGTCAAAGAACGATGCAAGAGAGCTGTTGATACGTGAAGGACAAATTGAAAATTTTGTTCACGCAAGTAGCATGACCGATCGATTCAGGGATATCACCGGACATCTGTGTGATAAAGAGTTATGGCAACAACTTGTCGATAATCAAACGGGCGTTTGTTATCTTCCTAAAACGAAAATAACAGCGATCGGAAGGATGAAAGTAAATCCAAGAAAGACATACACTATTGTTAATTCAAATTCTACTGAAGAACGAGAATATATACATATTGTAGGTCTGGAACTCAACTTGGAGTTACCTCAACCTGGAGATTGCGGCGGCCCGATTGTAACAGGCAAGAATCGTTATATGTGCAAACTCGTGGGTTTCCACTCTGGAGGCTCAGAAAAGTTTTGGACTGCGTCATTTTTGACGAAAGAAGATCTTGATTGCATAACACAACACGGATATAACGACCCCTGGCAAGAATTGATAGTGCCAGGTTTACCAGTTGATTTACCAACTGGACCGAACGTGACATTCCTGGGCGCATATAATGAGTCCACGAAACCGGCAGGAGAAATGAGGTTAGATCATTGGCACTGCTCACCTTTTAGCGATCAGTTTGAAGAACAATTACAACCTGGTCCTTTGAGTGCGTACGATGAAAGAATCGAAGTTGACTTACCAGTTAATCTTGTTGGTAAAAAGTCATTGCTATTGACACCTAACAGTGTTATGTGTAGTGATTTGCCACCAATGGATCAGACAGTATTAAACGCGATACTACCTCAAATGATAGATGAGATGACCATGAAAATTGGTTATATTCATAAAACACCGGAAGCGACACCTAGTATTTTACATCTTGCTTTAAATGGCCACCCTGAAAATCAATACTGTAAGAACCTTGAGCTCAATAAATCATGTGGTGTACCTTGGAATCTAATTCCAGGTTGCACAAAGAAGAGTGATTTCTTGACATTGAAAGAAAATCAAGTAGTATTCAGAGATGATGGTAATGGTGACCGTTTGAAGCGACGTGTAAAAACAAAATTGGATTTGGCGAAGGGAGGTGAGAGAGTCATTTCATTCTCCAATTCAAAATTGAAAGACGCGGTAATTAAATTATCTGCAGTTAAGGCAGGAAAAACGCGAGTTTTCCATTGTATACCAGTCGATAAAATCATATTCGACTCGGCGTTATTTGGGAACTTTAAAGAAGCCTACCTTAAAGCATTTATTGGATTAAACCATGCAGTTGGAGTAAATCCTAATTCGAAAGCTTGGGAGGCCATTTATAATCATATAAATGCCCACCCTAATGTTTTCGATATGGATTTTTCCAATTATGATAAACATCTGCATGGTGAACTCATGAGTATGGTTTTTACCATTATTCGTGAGGTTATTCAACGAAAAGCCCCAGACGGCTGGGACTTAGCGCGTCAAGTTTGTGCGAGTGAATCTATTAACACCTATGTGATCGACTATAGCACAATCTACCGAACAACACGCGGAAACAAAAGCGGAGAATATCTAACTACAGTTGTTAACTGCATTGCAAATGACATTTTGTCATTCTACACCTGGATCAAGACTACGGGAAACTATAGTTTGTCTGATTTCAGGGACAATGTATCGTTAGTGACTTTTGGCGACGACAAGTTAGAATCAGTCTCCGATGAGTATGCTGAGAAGTATAACTACTTTACGGCGAAAGTTGTGATGGAGTCTATTGGACACATAATAACTCCAGGAGCTAAGGATGGCATAGAGCGGAAGTTTTGTGACATTTTATCGGCGCAGTTTTTGAAGCGCGGGTTTGCAGAATGGGAAGGGATGGTAGTCGCTCCTTTATTGAAGCGCTCAATTGAATCCCCCTTTGTGTGGACCACGATAGAATTATCAGAATTTTCGATCTGGCTAGAGTTAGTTCGATCACAGCTGCTAGAAGCAGTAGTATACGGAAAAGAGTATTACAATGAATTCCGTGAAAAATTAATGAAGTGTCAAAGTAGTGAGCTAGTGAGCCATTTAGCGTCGTTGTTAAGT